ATGTCGGACAACACTTGGTTGAACGCATCGCAGTATAGTAATGTGGAAGAGTTGTATAAGGGCGAAGTGGGTCGTTTATTCGGCGCGAAGTTCATTATGACAACGAATGCGTTTGTTACGGGCGCAGCGGCAGGAACCACGGTAGATGGGGATAGATATATCTATGACACATCTGACGGTGGCGGCACTGCTGTTGACAAGAACGTTTATGCCTCCCTGTTCTTGGGAGAAGGAGCGTACGGTGTGCCGGAACTGGCAAGTCAGTCTCCGTTCAGTCCGAAGATGATTATCACGGATTCAGCAGATAAGAGCGACCCGCTCAATATGCTGATTACCGCTGGTTTCAAGGTCTTCTGGACTGCGTTGAGACAGAACTGTAACTACTACGCTGTGATGCGAAGCCGCACAGCTTCCACTGCGTAAAGGTTAAACACGTTATGCAGCCCAAAGGTGGCGTAACTCTTATCATTACTGTGGGAGGGGGGCATCCCCCCTCCTGCGGTAGTTCTGTTGATTCTAAAAAAGAAGGTAATGAAATGATTAAAGTTCCTATGGAAGCGTTGGTTTCCGAAACTGAGGGAGGGGAAGGTCTTACTCCTGCTATTGGTGATGCCGTTGTTCTCGATTCTGTCGAGGGTGAGGTTGTTGCTGTAAACGAAGATGGCACTGCCCATGTTCAAATCAAAACTGCTGGCGGTGTGCCGGTTGAGTATGTTGAAGAAGTGATTGAGGAAGTTCCGGCTGATGCGGATGCACTTGACGCGGAGGAAGCCGCTCTCGACTTGGAGGGTGACGAACTTTTGGCTGCTGCGGAAGCGGTAGATGAAGAGGCACTATACTAATGCCTCTTTACTCCTTTGAATCCGAGGGAGGGGATGTCGTTGAGCAGTTGGTTCCGATAGGAACTGAGTGTATCGACGTTGACGGGGTTAAGTATACCCGCCAAGAAGTTCCGGAAGGCTTTGCTCTGACAGGCATCGCTGTCGGAACTCCCTCCCAAGCCGAGCAGGTTAAGGATGGCTACTATAAGCTGGAACAAAAAGACGGCTCCAGATTCTTGAAGAAGTCAACATTTACAACAAAACAAATTAAAAAAGCATGGGGGTTTTAGATGGCTACATTAACAGGAAGAACTATTGCGGCGAGTTATGCTGAACTACTGAAAACCACATCGGCCAGTGGAATTACTGGTTCACTGGATACCGTACAGGACGGGGACGCTACTGATTCTGCGTTGCAGTTGAGCAGCGGTGGAGTCAAGTCCACCGGAACCCTTGAGGTTACTGGCGCAGCCACATTGTCAACCAGCGTTACACTTGCGACAGGTGCAACGGTTACAGGAATTGATAATGCCGACCTTGTGACAGGTTCGGCAACCCTTCTCGCCACGCAAGGTGCAATCAAGACTTACGTTGACGCACAGGTTGCGACCTCCGACACCTTGGCCGAGGTTCTTGCAATCGGCAACACGACAGGCTCGACCAGCATTGTCGTAACCGCTGGTCAGTCAATAACAACCGACACAATTTCTGAAACAACTTCTGCTGCGGGTGTAACTATTGACAGCGTTCTGGTTAAGGATAACGCCGTTACAGCGACAACCTTCACGGGTGCGCTTGATGGAAACTCCAGTACGGCAACGAAGGTTTATGTTACCGATAACGAGTCTACGGCAGAAGCAAATTTGATTTCCTTTGTTGCTGATGCGGCAACCACTACTGGGAATCACGGGCTAGAGATGGACGGGGACTTGACCTACACCCCATCCACCGGAACTGTTACAGCCGCCGTCTTTGTTGGAGCCTTAACGGGAAACGCCAGCGGCAGTGCCGCGACTGTTACCGGAGCAACGCAAGCTTCGATTACGACCTGCGCGAATCTTACCACTACCGGAACAGTAACTAGCGGAACGTGGGGAACGGGAGCGGTTATTGGGGGAGCAACCGTGACTCTTGGCAGTGATGCCACGGGAGATGTTTATTACCGGAACGCTTCCGGAGTGTTTACAAGGCTTGGGGTGGGAACCGATGCTGACGTTCTCACGCTGGCAAGCGGCATCCCAAGTTGGGTAGCACCCACTGTCGGAGACATTACCGGAGTCACGGCTGGGGCAGGTCTGACTGGAGGCGGAACATCGGGGACTGTAACCCTTAACGCAATCGGAACGACTGACCGCATCACGGTTAATGCTGATGACATTGACATTGCCTCGACGTATGTTGGGCAGACTTCAATTACCACGGTGGGAACCATCGGAACTGGTGTGTGGGAAGGTACGGCAGTCGCTGTGGCCCAAGGCGGCACAGGGTCAACCACGGCTGGGGCAGCTAGAGCCGCCCTTGACGTGGATGCCGCTGGCACAGATAATTCAACGAACGTCACCCTCGCCGGTACACCGGATTACATTACGATTGATGCAGCCACTCAAGTAATTACCCGTGGGGATGTTGACCTGTCAGCGGACGTAACGGGCAATCTGCCGGTGGGGAATCAGAACAGCGGCACGGACGCATCAGCAACGACTTTCTGGCGTGGTGACGGAACTTGGGTTACACCTGGTGGCAGCGGAACTGTCACCGGAACCGGCGCGGACAATCAGGTTGCGGTGTGGACTTCTTCGAGCGGGATTGAAGGAACCAGCAGCCTCGTTTTTGATGGGACGAATCTTGAGGTAGGTGCAGGTGGCACATTTACAACCGCATCCGGTAATGACCTGAATCTTGTTTACCCCGATAATCGTTCTTTGTTTATTAAGGAGGGGTCAACAACTCACGTCACTGTGGATAATACGGGCAGCGTCGGCATAGGAGGTACGCCGACACGACCCCTCCACGTTTTTTCAGCAAACTCGGCAGCTATTTCAACACTCTGCCTCCAAAACACTACTTCTACCGGAGATGCCTCGATTTGGTTCAGGGAGCCGAGTTCAGAATGGGCGGTTGGCTTGGACAACTCGGACAGCAATAGCTTCAAGATTAGTTACTCCAGCGAACTAGGCTCCAACGATAGGTTAGTTGTAGCGGCCGGTGGCCGAGTCACCGTTAAGAAATCCAGCAACTCCGAGTTTGCTACCCTGACGAGCAGCTTCGGCATAGTGCAAATCGACTTGGACGATTCTAACAACTTCAACCTCTCGCTCGACGAAGATATGGAATTACAAAACCCGGCAGGCACTCTTGTTCCGGGTCAAAGCGGTTGCATCGTCATAACCCAAGACGGTGGCGACTTTGACATATCCGCTTGGGGAACCAAATGGATGTTTGAGGGCGGCACCCCGCCTAGCATCTCCACGACGGACGGTGATGTTGATAATTTGGTATATTTTGTAGCTAGTGCCGACAGCATACACGCTGTACTGTTGAAGGCGTTCGCTGCATCAGCGTAAGATAAACATAAACATAAAAACATAATGAAAGCGTTCACAAGAATCGAAGCACGCATCCTCCCAGAAAAAAGCGGGATGAAAAACGTGGTCACAGAATTAGTGGTTGGCATGACCTACACCGATGACGACAGCGGACTATCTGTTTATCGTGATACGTTGGTAAGTCTGCCGGAACCTGATGAGGCCAACTTCATCGCCTTTGAAGACATCACGGCAGATTGGGTTGCCCCTATCTGCGAAAAGGTTGCTGCTGATAACGATTGGGAAACCTCGATGGTTGCTGAAGTGGAAGCGGCAAAGAGTCGGCCAATCTCCATGAAGTTCAAATTCCAAGAAGCGGTAGTTGAGGAAGCATAAGAAATGGCGTTCGGCGGTGTACATCCATTTATGCTGAAGAGCGGTGGCGGCGGTGGTGGCAGCACTGGCGTGGTGTGGGACGTATTGAAGTGGCGTTGCGACAAGGGCAAGCCGAGTTGGGATTTAAGTAACACCAGATTTCTCGGAATAGCTGATGAGGTGAATCACACGATTTCTAATGTTTACGGTGAGAGTACGCACTACGCTGAATTTTTGGTGAGCGTTAATAACGTCCTGACTGGGGCTGGCGTGGTTTCACCGGAGTGGTTTACTGGGTATTGCAGTAGCGATTCCGCCGGAGCAACACCCACCAGTTCGCTAAATTCTTACATGACCGACCAAGCGGGGGGAGTTTGGAAAACGGACGAAACTATTAACTGCAATTTCGGTAACGTAACTGTGGACGCAACGAGCGTAACTAACCGCATCGGGATTGAGGTTGATGTGGAGAGCAACATAGTTCGATTTTACGAGGTGGAAAGCAACGGCAATAGCACCCTTCTGGACGGGGTCACGGAGTTTAATGGTGTTGATTTCGACCCAAGCATGAGCGGCACGCCACGGGCAAGCTGGGCCGCGACATCCGAGCGTTTGCTGGAAACAATTGTCATTTACGGGAATACCGATGATTGGTGGGGAACCCCAACGAGCGGTTATGTGGAAATGACGGAGAGCTAATATGCCGAATACTTATGCCCTCACGCGATTTGTGAATTTTTGCCAAGGTATTCGGGTGGAGTAATGAAAATAATAGACTTCAATGATGTGAAAGTGGGGTTTGCCTCCGCGAGCGGCTTGGGTAACTGGATATTGGAGATTGATACTGTCCTCCATGTACTTATCTCGGTTGCCTCGCTCGTTTACATTATATTGAAGATTAGGGAACTACTAAAAAAGAAAAATGAAGGATAAACTGAAATCGAGAAAACTGTGGATGGCTATTGGCGGTCTTTTGACTGTGATGGCTACCGAGTGGTTGAACCTGTCGCCAGAGGTGACAGAAAATGTGATTGGTGCGGTTGTCATTATCGTTCCAGCATACATCGGCGGTCAGTCCATTGTGGACGCTCTCAAGGAGTATTCCGCCAAGAAGAAATGATATTAGCAGCACTCAAGGGCTTGGCTGCATTGCCAAGATTGGTTGATGCAGTCGAGTCTTTGGGTGATATTGCAACAGCGCAGATGGCGCAGAAGAGAAAAGATGACAAAGACAAGAAAGTGGATGACCTTATTGATGCTGCTCGTGCTAGGCGCAAGCAGCGGTTGCTTGACGACGAAGCTGAACGGCTTCTCCGAGATAGCGGAAAGTCATCCGGCTGGAATGGAAACGGCGACCTCGACGGATGATGGGGCTGCGTTAATTAGAGATTTAGGAAGATACATAAACGAACTTGAACGACGATTGGAGTCCGGACAATGACATTAAGCGAATTAGCAGACCAGATTACGACGAAGTTGAGTGACACTGATGCAGAGTCAGTTGCGACCTGCAAGAAGTTCCTTAACAACCGTTACCGTATGCTCTTTGAGTCGGCCCTCTGGACTAACTCAATGGGAACAGTTTCCACAGCCGTGACCGCCGAGGATGAAATCATCACTCTTTCCGATGACCCCACTGTCTTCTACTATCCAACCTCAAGTACAGTTGCCTCAACTGCCCCTAAACTGGATTTTGTGGTTGCCATGAGGTTCACGGAGACGGGGAAAGAGGATGGTGCGGAGATTGTGGGTGCGAGTTGGATGCAATTCTTCCAGTTAGACCCGAATCAGTGGAACAATACTTCCCAGCGCAGGGCCAACCCCTCCAATTTTGTGCCGTTGCCTCCCGATGCGAGTGGTAATTGCCGGATTAAGCCCATCCCAACCCCGAAAGCAGCCGGAACCCTCTTTGCCCTTGGCAAGCTCAAGTTTGTGGAGATGGGTGACAGTGATTCACCCGTGATTTTGGGTGCGGAGAACTCTTTGTTGTCTTATGCGGAGGCGGATATGCTTGAGCGGGCCATGCAATACCAGAAAGCGCAGATTAAGTTCGGTGAGGCGGGGAATATGCTGCAAATCTGCCGTGACTTGGACAATGTGCAGCCTGACAAGATGAACACAATAGTGCCGATGGTTGCTGACTATTGGCAGAGGACTGATTTAGTGTAATGCCAGTTCAATCAAACAACGTGCTTGATGACCCTATCCTGTTGGATGGTAATGACAGCTTTGTTGGCGGTCAGGTTAGCTCGACACGGGCTAACCTTATAGCTGATAACGCTTATTCTGAGGGCAGGAACATTGACTTGGATGAATTTGGTAATGCGGTCACACGGCGGGGAACTGGCCTGACGATTGGCTATTTAGCGTGGGCTTCGGCAGAAGTTAACTGGGAAGCAGCGTCATCGATATGGAACGGGGTTACAGCACCGATTTCTGGCTGCGCTTATTTTGATACTGGAATCGCAGAGAACATTGTGCTTTCAGATGGCTCGGATAACCTGAAGATTTCAACTGAAGCGGGGGATTTCTTGGAGATTTCGGGGAGTGGATTGGCCGCAGGTGCTACGGTTGAGTTTGCCCAACTGGTCAATAGGCTTTATTACGCTGATGGCAACGGTGCATTGCGTTATGTGGATGCTGCTGGCACTGCTAACAGCATTACTGGAGGCAAGGTCACATCAATCGAAATAACCGAGAACGGGGTAGGTTATACCAGCATCCCTTCCATTACGTTTACGGCATCTTCGGGTTCCCTTGCGGCAGCTACGGCTGTCCTTGGTTATGGCGGCAAAGTTGTCAGTGCCACGGTTGATACGTCCGGCTCCGGCTATTCGTCTTCCATCCCACCAACAATAGCATTTGATGCCGCCCCAACAGGAGGGACTGACGCAAAAGGTGTTGCTCATATCAGTCAAACTCCCAGCAAACCAAAGATACTTGTTTCCGCTAATAACAGACTCTTTGCCACTAGCGCAGACACGGCTATCCCTAGCGACCAAATTTATGTAAGCGACATTTTGGATGGAGAGTCTTGGGATTTAATTGGAAACAGCATTCGGGTTGGTGGTGGTGATGGCGACCCGATTGTGGCTTTGATGCCTTGGTATGGCTACAATATGCTGGTGTTCAAGGAGCTTTCAATCTGGGTGGTGGAGGCTGACCCGTCATTGGCGGTTGCTGACTGGACAATCAAGCTAATCAATAACCGGACAGGTTGCGTGGCGGCTCGTACTGTCCAGCAGGTAGGGCCGGATGTACTGTTCCTTTCCCGTGATGGGGTTCGTTCGATTAAGACGATTGAGGCTGGAGCGCAGACTGATGTTTCCCTACCCATAAGCACCCCCATCAATGACCTAATTGGTCGAATCAATCAGGCCCACATCGGCAAGTGCTGCGCTATTTATTGGCGCAACCGTTATCTTTTGGGTGTCCCGATGGATTCGGCAACAACCCCAGACAGGGTTTTATGCTATCACCTCCTCGCGAAATCGTGGACAGGAGATTGGACAGGATGGCAACCGAGGGATTGGGTGATAACCGCTTTTGGGGGCAAGCTCCGGATGAACTTTGGCGACCAGAGAGGTGTGTTCTATACTTGGGATGATTACACTGCGGAAGGTTCAACAACGGCGGATACTTACACAGATGGTGGGGTCGTCTATGAGAGCTATGTCAAGTCAAGAGCATACCGCTACGGTGAAACGTGGGGAGACAAGATAGGTTACTCTGTTCAGTTTAATCTTGAGAACATCTACTCCACTTCTGTTACGTCTAACCTATATTACTACAAAGACTTGAGTGATTCAGAGTTGACGATAGCTAGTAGTGTCGCGCTAGATGCAGACACCAACCTAATCAGGAAGGGCTACAACCTGCTCCCGAAGGGAAGGTTTAATCAGATTCAATTTAAGGTACAGGCTGACGAGGGCAGACTTGCATTGCACTCGATAGAGACATCAGCATTTGGACAACCGATTAAACCGGAACGATGAGCGATAGTACCGTACAGTACCCTGATAGCACTAGAGAGATGGCAGAGTTCCTCTCTGGCAACCTTGATTACCTCAAGGAATGGGGTGACGAAAAGGTTTTGGGCTGGTTACAGTGGTTTGTGAATAATGGCCGGTATTATGCGGTTTCCAAGGATGGGAAGCTGGTAGGATTGACTCTTTTACGATTTGTTGATACAGAAGAGCAGTGTTACGAGCATTACACGGACACGGGTGGCCCGATTTGCTATATAGAAGCCTCTGTTAGTCGGTATCCGAAGTCCCTGAATGCAATGTACGGCATAATGTGGAATGAATTAGGGCATAAGACAAAATGGATGGCGTGGGTGCGTCATAAATATGATGACAGGGTGACAAAGATTGACATGAGCAGGGCAAAACGCCGTTTTATGAGGAACTAAAGTTATGGGAAAAAGTACACCACCACAACCAGACCCACCGGATTTATCTGGGGCTACCAGAGAGGGAGTTTACTCGGACATAGAGACGCTGCCAGTCCGACGACAGTTGGAGCGTGCAGCTAGGCTTGGGGAGAAGATAGAATACACAATCCCCAGACACCAACGCGCTGGTGGAGATTGGGTGGAGGCCGAAACTAAGACTGCGGACTTCACCAACCTTGGCGATGTAAACCTTACGGGGCAGGAAATGAATGCCATGCTCGACCTGATTCCAACTATGTCACAAGCACAGTTGGACAACCTATCGGAATTTGGCCCTCAATTTGTTGCGGAGCAGAGAGAGCAGTTGCGGCAAATGGCTCCTGAAGAGTTTGATTTGCGGGAGGAATTTGCGACTCGCTTGCGTGGTGGAGAAAGAACTGCCGAGGAGTTGGCTTCCGGTATGCCAGCGGTTCCTGAGTATGAGGAGGCTGCTGATGCGCCAACCTTGGGTGACACGGGGATTCAGGCATCTATGCGGGCTGACGTGGAAGAAGCGATTGCCGACAGGCTCGCGCTTGGCGAAGGTCTTTCGGGTGAGCAGGTTAGGGCAATAGAGCAGAGCATCTTGGGGGCTGCTGCGAAGCGTGGTCAGGCGTTGGGAGGCGGCACTGCCTTGCGAGAGATTCTTGGAAAATTCAGGGCGGGTGAGGAGCTTGGAAGACAGCGTAGAGCCGAAGCTGGCGGCTGGCTTGCCAGTGGGCAGGGAACTGCTGATACCCAGAACAGATTAGCCCAGCAGAGCTTTGCTAATGCGATGGGTAGGGTACAGCAAATCAATCAGGCGCGTGGAGCTACCTTTGCCGGACAGCAACAGAACATCGGGACACAGATTGGCGCACGACAACAGGATATTAGTAACATCCAGTCGTTGCTTGGACTGCAAACAGTTGCCGCTCAGGGTGGGGCATTGGCCGGATTGCAGCAGGGCGCAGCACCGTTTGCTCAACCAGCAATATCAAGGGGCATAGGATTAAACGCACAAGCTGGAGCGCAAGGAGCGCAGTTCGCTGGTAACGTGTTTGGAAACCAAGCAAATATGTGGCAGACACAGATGGCTCAACCGAGTGGACTGGAGAGGGCTGTTGGAATGGCGAGTCAACTTGGGAGTGCCGCTGGTGGCTATATGGGAGGACTTGGTAAATTGAGGCACGGTTAAGGAGGAATAATTATGGCTGATGTTAAAGATAAAGATAAGGAGAAGGACGAGGAGATTGCTCCAGTTCGCCGTTTGGGCATGGAAAATGTCCCACCCACCGGACTGTCAACTCCACAACCACCAGTTGAGCCAGTTACTCGCGCCAAATGGAACGAAGAACTCTTGCGCCTGCGCGCTGGTGAGGGCAACAAGTTTGAGCCAACTGTTTCAGACGCATCTGCTAGTAATGTTTAT